TCTGGCAACAAGAAAATTGCCTGCGCGCTGGGTGAGCTGGGCAAAGTTTACAACAAAGTCAGAAGCGCCTTCGTTATACGTGTAAATGGAAGCTTCCGACCCCATAAATCCGATATCTGCTTCACCAGAAAGTACAGCAGTCATCGTTTTGTCGGCTCCAAATGGGGCTAGATGTTTAGTACAAGACGCACTAAATAAAATCAACACCTTTAATCGTATTGTCTTCGTTTAGATAAATTTCCTGTATTGTAGATCTCCAAAAAGAACGTCTATTTTCCAAAGATAGCGTATCATACATTTGCCGAAAGTCAGTTTCTAATATTTCTTCCACATAGTGCAGGCTTCTCGTCTCTTCCTCCTCTGGAAAAGCAGCAGAAGCGGAATGTTCTTCTTCCAATCTCTGGTACTCCTTATCGTAGTAATCGTAAGAAATCCTCCCTTTTTGAAATAACAAATTTAATCGTTCCATTTCTTTTCTCAGCTTTTCCGGATCTTTCGTTTTCTTTTGCTTTTTTAGCTCTTCACTGATCTGGTTGCTGCGTACTTTATACTTTTCGTATTCTCTTTCGAGATTTTCGAGCAAATATTTTTCGACAAGGTTCTGGCTCACCCTATGCCTATACGTGCAAATATGGTCTTTAAGCGCTCTATTGCAACGGTAGTAGCAGTACGTCCTTTTTTCCCACGTTTTACGATTTATAACGGACGAGCATCCTGTACCGACTAATTTCTGTCCGCATACAGGGCAACGTATTAAACCAGTAAATAGGTATACTCTGCCAGATGGTGTGCTTTTTATATTTCTTTTCGAGATAGTTTGCATCTCATTCCATTCTTTTTCTGACAAGTAGGCGGGGCAATAAGGATACCCTCTGTACGTCCCCTTGTAAAATTCGCTCGATAACATTGTTCTCAACATTCCATAGCTAAAATCAATACCATAGACCTCTTGCATGTACCGGACAGCACCTTTTTTGGAGTTATGGATTCTAAAATAATTAAAAAAATCCTCCACCATGTGTTCTGTTTCTGGATCTTTAACCATGCATTTCTTCCCGTCCACGACACCTGTTTTATAACCAAAAGGCATATTTGCATCTCCAAATATTAGCTTTTTCTGTCTTATAGATGCTTCATTCACAAATTTAATTCGCTCGGATGTGGTGTCTACTTCATTTTGCCCGATCGACAGCACTACATTTAACTGCAATCGTCCGTCTCTGGTCTCCATGTTTATTCCTGGCTCGGAAACCGAGATCCAACGCACTCCATGCTCATCAAGTACATCCTGGACCTTATAGAAATCTGACAGATTTCGAAACCATCTGTCGAGTCTCCAGAAAATTATCACATCAATTTTATCCCTTTTTACGTCCTCTACAAGAGCGTGTATGGCTTTTCTTTTCTTCAATTCTTTTCTGGCAGTCTTTCCCTCGTCCGCATAGACACCTACTATAGACATATTGTTGTCTGTTGCGTATTGCTCCAGGCATTCTTTCTGTGCTTGCAGAGACTTGCCATGTACGCTCTGCTCAAATGTGGAGACGCGGATGTATATGGCACACCGCAGTATTTTTTCTGGCATTTGCATCACTCTCCTTTTGTAAAATATATTTAAAATTGGTACAAAAATAACAGCCAGCGCAAAACATATGTTCCGCTTGCGTGACTGCCCCGAAGATGATACAATATTCGTGGATTTCAATCGCATATCTTCGGATATGTATACCGTCTCTGTTGGCGCAGGGGCGGTTTTTATTTTATTGTGGTGGATGGCAAATGCCGCACGGTTCATAAACTCCGCGTACCTCAGACAGATGTTTTTCTATCTTAGATTTCAAAGTTCTGCATCCAGCACTATGATACTTTGCCCCAGTGTTTGTTATATACACGATAGGATCATCTTGGCTTTGCTGTGCAGCCTGCTCTTGTGCTGCTTGCGCTGCAGCTTGCTCTTGTGCAATCCTTTCTTGTTCAGCAGCGGCAGCCTGTTCTTGCTCAATTCTTGCCTGTTCAGCAGCCTGAGCTTCCTGCTCAAGTCGTATTCTCTCTTCTTCCTCAGCCTTTAATCTTGCTTCTTCTTCCGGGTCTACAACTGTAATATTTTTCGAACTACTCTTAATGTCTCCGTTCGCCGTGAAAAATAGTGCTGTATCACCGGAATTTTCGAATGTAATAATTGCTTTTCCGTCCTCATATTTAAGAGTTGCAATGCCGTTTTTCGACAGTTCTAACTCTTCGATTTTCGCATCTGAAGGACTCGGCGTAATCCTTACTTCTGTTACATCGCCTACGTTAAATCTATCCTTCCCCCAATCTACCGATATAGAGTTTAATTCCGGCGTGGAACCTAACCATATAAATACTATCAGAGATGTAGCAAATACAACTAAGCATATTATGGTATTTCTGACTCTATAAGGCCGGAATTTTTTGGATGCAATGCAGTATATCAAAATCGGTATAGCAGGTATCCAAAAAAGTGAATACGCCGCAAGTGCGATAGATATCATTATAAGTAAGACGATAGATGCAAGACACCCTCCACCACCTGTGTTTGATGTTTTTCTCATTGTTTTTCCTTTGTCTTCCTTTGTTTTTCCGTTCTCTGTTTCTGTGTAGTACAGTCCACTCCCTGGAATTCCAAAACTCTTCGTTCTCTTCCCATTGGAATTAACTGTGTAATGCATTCCTTTTCCTCCGAATGTAAAGCTATGACTATTTTTATTAAGATTAAACTTTACACCTGGAGCGATTTTAAAACTCTTCCTGAAACGTAATCCCATTCCTTTTCTATTTCACCCTCTTTTCTCTTCTGCACATTTTCCCACAACTTATATATAAACGCCGAAGCGGTTATATCATTTCCAGTATTTCCCTGTAGTTTCCAGTATCGGAATATACTACAATTAAAATGTTATGAAGATACTACTCGATAAGATCATGCACGATAAAAACCTATCTACTCGGCAAGTATCCATTGCGACCGGAATATCAAAATCAACCGTCAGTCGCATTGCAAACGGTGAAATATCACCGACAGCTGACACACTGGAATTGCTTGCTAAGGGCTTAAAAGTCCGAATTTCTGACCTTATCGACTCTCCATACCAATAAGTGTCCCAGATATGGGACGATTGTCCATTTTCGCGTAAGTTTCCCTGTTTTGGATTGTTAACTTAATAGAGAGGTACATAAGTACCAAAAAATAGCAGAACAAATGTTCGAACAAAATATTGATTTTTGTTCCCTGAGATAGTATTATATGTTCAGGAATTTCGAACATGTGTTTTTGCAGTTAGGAGGGACTTGCGATGGACGAATTAAATATCTTGTTATCCAAGCTAGATGGTAATGACTACAAAATCATCAAACAGCTTGTTTCGATATTATATAGGTATCTGGAGCGAAGAGGGAGACTTTAGTCTTCCCTTTTCTCATTTAATCCAGATCCTACGCTTTTGAAGTACTCTCGTATAACAGTTTTTGATTTTTCATCCAGTTCTTGATATTTCTTCATCATTTCTATGATCATATCGTAAAAAGGATTTCCATGTCCGTCATATTCCAGTAAATCTTCTACATAATAGCCAATTTCATCGGATGGTTGCTTGAACATTTCGCCTGTTCCAGATAATAGCCATTCTTCGTTCACTCCATATTCTCTACATATGGCTTTAGCCATTTGATCTGTTATTGTACGTTCTTCTTTCTCTATTCTAGAGATCGCAGTCTTAGTCACTCCTAGTGGTTCACCGAATTTCTCGAGAGTTAAATTTAACTGCTTTCTCAGATCAAATACTCTTTTCCCGTAAGACATTTATTCACCGCCTTTCTGATTACATTATATATCAGTAAAAAGTCAAAGTCAAGAAAAAAGTTACCAAAGGCAACAAAAAAGAGTTGACAAAGTTACCAAAGGTCAGTATAATGTAACCATAGACAACAAAACAACACCACAAACCGAAAGCAAGGAAATGAAAATGAAGAAAAATGAAATCGTAGAAAACATAATCATAATTTTAAACTGGGGACAGGAAAACAAAGAATACAAAAACAAAATCATTGATGCCTTGGACGGTGTGAACTGGTATTTATCAAATGAACTTATGACAAGAGTGCTAATGAGACTTAGCAAAGCAAGATTAGAAAAAATTCAACACGATGTAATAGAAGCTATTTATTAAATTGAATTTACAAAGCTGACCTATCGGCATGACGGGGAGAAAGAAGGATAGAACATGAAGAAAGAATATTCAATCAGAACGGTGAAAAACGGAAAACTTTTTATTCCGTTAAGTTATCAAGGAATTCCCTACAGATTTACAAGCACAAGTTACGAAAAAGTAAAAAATCGTTTTGATGATTTAGTGGAATCAAATAATTATGAAGGAAAGCTTGTCCTTGTAGAAAGAGAAGTAAGCGAATATAAACTAATTGAATAAGCCGGACACCGTTCCGGTACTGTAATGCAGCCGAAGCCGGTTCCAAGCCCGGAAGATGCAGAGGACAGAATATAAGGAAGGAGGAGTGAAGAGATGCGTGAAATTTTTTGCACACGCAAAACATTTTTAGGAGGAGAATCCATCGCAGCAATATCTTTTGAGCTTCCCGAAAAAGAGTGGGAAGAATTGAAAGAAACACAAGGATGGCAATTCGTAGAAAGATTTTTAAATCGAAAGAGAAAAGGGGTTGTAAATAATTTCGAACTTTTAAAAGCGATTAGTGCTGAACGAGAATTCAGCGAGATGATCATTGCGTTAGCGGAAGAATTTAAAACGCCTGAAAATCTGGAAGAAGCTTTAAAAAAGGAAATTTCAGAGGAAGAGCTGCGACATACATTAGAAGCAGCTCGAGAAAGCGATTATCCTCTATTCTTTTCAGGCATGCAGTAAGCACAGCCGTTTCTGTTTACAGCAAGCATGGAGGCAAAAATCACAGCTTCTGTATAAGTGTCGCAGTTAAAAACATGTTCTGGTTTTATTTCATCGATTTGACATTGCGGTGTTTCGCGGTCTAGATCGTGAATTTCTCCAGTGTTTTTGTTTAAAACAAATTGCTTTCCGTTAAAAGGTGAATTACAACGTCTCATAAGTTTACTCCTTTCGTAATACTCAGACATGCCAGTGTCCTGTATCAACAGTATAGGAGATAAATCAAAAGAAAGCAATCCCGCCACGGAGGTTACGACGGCAATAAAAATAGGAGGTAAAAGGTATTGAACGAATTATTTGTAATCAACACGGACGGTAACGAACCAACCGTATCAGCCAGAGATCTTCATAAGGCTCTTGGAATCAGAAAAAGATTTTCTGAATGGTTCGAAAAGAATTCGCAAGGATTTATTGAGAATGAGGATTTTAATGGTGCGTACCTAAAGGTACATAGCAATCAGTATGGTGGTGAAAAGGAAGTGCAAGACTACCAAGTCTCAACTGACATGGCAAAGCACATTTGCCTTATGAGTAGAACCGACAAAGGGAGAGAATGCAGACAAAGATTGATTGACCTCGAGAAAGCATGGAATACACCAGAACAGGTAATGGCAAGAGCCTTAAAGATGGCAGGCAAGACCATTGACAGTCTGAAAGACAGATGCAAATTCCTTGGCGGACAGGTTGTGGAACAGCAGAAATTGATCGAGGAAATGACACCAAAAGCGAACTATGTTGACCATATTCTGGAATCAAAATCGTTGGTAGCGACTACGCAGATCGCCAAAGACTATGGAATGTCAGCGGTGCGATTTAACCGGATTCTGAACGATATGAAAATCCAGTACAAGGTTAATAAACAGTGGGTGCTCTACTCAAAATATCAGAATTGCGGCTATGTGCATAGTAAAACAATCGATATTACAAGGAGCAACGGAGATCTGGATGTAACAATGCAGACGCAGTGGACACAGAAAGGGCGCTTGTTTTTATACGAGGAGCTTAAGAAAAACGGCATCTATCCAGTAATTGAGCTGAACGCAGCATAAGGAGGTACGCATGAGCGATAAAGATAAAAAAGAAATTGCAGAAATGGTAAGAAAGGCAAAGCATCTGGCAGAAAACGATCCGCAGGGCTTCATGCTCGCCAAGAATAGCATAGATATTTTAAAGGCGAGATCTGACATGGATGCAGTAGATGAAAAAGAGAATAACTAGGACAACATATCTCGGACAATCCATCCAGCATACATAGTAGAGAGGTGATTTTATGAAGCCAGATATGGAAAAAATCATACAAGTGTTGATATCTCTTATCGAAGAACAGGAACATGTGAAAATTGATTACACACTCGAAAAGAGGACAGAAGAGGAAACCGCTTAGGCGGTAGAAAGGAGGACAAGCATGGAAATTAAAGGAACCTACCACTGCCAGACCACTCAGCAACCAAACACATTAAACAGCTGGGACATCCGCTCCGTATCGGTAGATCTGCCGGAAGAAGAGGACAAGCCTTATTGGATCAGAGCTGGTGCGATGGTGATCGGGTTTATCTTGGTGCTACTGGCGTGGTATCTGGTGTTTGGGTATTAAAAATGAGCACCTACAAAAAGGCTGGGGAGCCGTAGGTACTCTGACAAAAAAATCAAGAATATAGTAACAGATTTTAGGAGGATAAGCAATGGATAGAGAAAAAATACATAAACTTTTAGACTTAATTCTTGAGATTCAAGAGCGTGGAGAAGGTAGGAATGGGTATCCGTACGTAAACATTGAATTTTCGAACTACGGTAGCAGAATATTTTTAACCGCACAAGAAAACGGATTTGTTACTGATGGAGATTACGATTTGTTTGACGGTATTGCAACAGATAAGCAACTGGATAATGCAATCATTTTAGTTGGGGTATTGCTGGAAATGGCAGTGGACAAGACGGAGGAACAGTATGCTTAGCTATACAGATACCGAGCAAGAAGAAATGACGGAACGAGAAGTTGTTGAGAGTGAGAGATATTTTAAAGTACGGAGAAGACATTATCAAAATTATTGCGATTTTATGGAGGAGATAACAAATGGCAACATTATACGAGATTGATGAAGAGATTTTAAATTGTGTAGATCAGGAAACAGGAGAGATTATCGACCCGGAAAAGCTGGCACAGTTGCAGATGGATTTTGATAAAAAGGTAGAGGGAATTGCTCTCTGGATCAAAAACCTCTTATCTGATGCAGAAGCAATCAAAGCAGAGAAAAACAAACTGGCTGACCGCCAGAGGTCATGCGAAAACAAGGCGAGAAATCTAAAAGAATACCTGTCTGGTTATTTATGTGGTGAAAAATTTAAGACACCAAGAGTCAGCATTTCTTATCGAAAATCAGAGAGTGTAGAGGTACAGGATATTTCAAAGCTGGATGAAGAATATTTGAAATTCGTTGATCCCGAGGTGGACAAGACCAAAGTGAAAAAGGCACTGAAAGATGGAATTGAACTCTCTGGCGTTGTATTGGTGCAGAATAATAATATTCAGATTCGGTAGGTGAGAAATATGGAATTTAGGACATTAAAGGCAAACGAGATTGAATGTCGGATCGCAACGGTGAAGAGTAATGGGATATCACTATTACTATACAAAGACGCAAGGTGCGATATGAATATCTTGGATGAAACTGTTGGAAAGTTAAATTGGAAAAGAGAACACAGCAGAGACAACGCAAACTGCACCGTGAGTATATGGGATAACGATAAAGGCATCTGGGTTCCAAAAGAAGACACAGGAACAGAAAGCTTTACCGAAAAAGAAAAGGGTCTTGCATCTGACAGCTTTAAGAGAGCTTGCTTTAATTGGGGAATTGGAAGAGAGTTATATACCGCTCCGTTTATTTGGATCCCATCTGATAAATGCGAAATTTCCGCGAAACAGAATGGTAATGGAAGCGCTTGTTATGATCGTTTTCGAGTAAGCTATGTTGGTTATGACAAAGAAAGAAACATAGATGCACTGAAAATCGAAAATGAGAAAACCGGAAAAGTAGTATTTTCGCTTGGTAGAAATGTCGGAAATTATAATCCTGCTAATCAAGAAGAACCTCTCGAAAACTATGTGACCGAATCACAGGTAAAAACACTAGAAATTTGCATTCCGAAGCATAAGCAGACAATAGCGAATGTGTGTCGGCATTATAAGGTGTCGGGTTTGCGAGAACTGACAGTGGAGCAATTTAAAAAGCTTATGAGAAATATGGGAGAAGAATAATGAGGTTTACAGGAAGATTGAAAGAACCTGTCGCAGATTATCACAGTGGAAAGCTGACCATTCTATTCGAGCCTATAGAGGACTTCCGACAAGCCTACGATGAACTGAAAGATTATGAGAAATTAACGCTTGAAATAAAGCCGTACAGAGCAAAGAGAAGCCTTGACGCGAACTCTTATTTGTGGGTGTTACTCGATAAATTAGCGGAAAAGTTGGACATCACTAGGTGGCAAGCGTACCTAAATGAATTAAAATCCCACGGTGCTTTTGAGTACATACCGCTCCGGGAAAAAGACATCTATCTGGCACAGTCAGTGTTCCGGATTGTGATAGATCGTGGAGCACAGGAAGTAAAAGACCTAAAAGGGAGAACTGAAACATTACACACTCTGCAATGCTACAAAGGGTCAAGCAAGTATAACACAAAAGAAATGAGCAGACTCATCAAAGGCGTGTTGGAAGATTGCAGAGAGGTTGGAATACCAGATGCAGACCTTTTGACCCCAGATGAAAAAGAAGAGCTTAGACAAAAATGGGGGATTGAACTGTGAGCATTGATTACAGTAACATGGCATTCCCTAAGCCGAAGCGCAAGAAAAAGAAAAAAGGTCATCAGAGGACGTCCGGCAGACCAAAGAAGCTGTGGAGCATATTCACAGAGGATATGGATCACTGCATGTACACCGGAGTTTACGGAGTGGAGAGGCATCATGTTTTTAGTCACACATCGAAAGAAATTGAACTTTCGGAGGATTATGGTTTTATCGCTCCATTGAGACCAGACCTGCATCCAAACGGAACAAGGGCAGGGGAGAATGCATCAAAAGTTGACCGATACTTAAGAAAACGCTGCAAAGAGTATTATTTGCAGCACTACGGAACAGAAGAGCAGTTCCGACAAGAATTTCACTATGTTAGCAAAGGGTAACCTTTCGCTATAAATTGTAACCCGTTCATGGCTGCTGCACAGTACGTCACAAATACCTTAAGTAAGCCAGATTCATTGTCTCCCGGTAACTCCGGGAGTAGAAAGGAGAACGAATGATAATTACAATTCCGGGAAAACCCGTTGGAAAAGCAAGACCAAAATTCCGCAGAGCTGGATTTAAGGTCATTACATACACGCCGCCCGCAACCAAGAAATATGAAAAGGAAGTTGCGAGGATTTATAAACAAAGCGCAGGTGTTCTTTATACAGAGATACCTCTGAGAGTTCGAATTTTAGCGAAATTTCCGATTCCAGAGAGCTGGTCTAAGAAGAACAAGGAGAAAGCCTTAAAAGGCGAAATAAAGCCGAATAAGAAGCCGGACTTGGATAATATCGCAAAAATCATTCTGGATGGACTGAACGGAGTCGCATACACCGATGATAAGCAGGTGACCAGTCTGGAGATTGAAAAAGTGTACTCGGACACGCCTTGCGTGGTGGTCTATGTCGCGGAGGATGAGTGATGGCAGATAACAAGAAATACTACTATCTAAAACTGAAGGAGAACTTTTTCGATTCAGACAGCATGGTTTTATTGGAAAGTATGCAAGATGGCATTCTTTACAGCAACATTTTGATGAAAATGTATCTTAAGAGCCTTAAAAACAACGGGAAACTGGTTTTGAACGATGCAATCCCGTATAACACGCAAATGATAGCGACTGTAACACGCCATCAGGTTGGAACTGTGGAAAAAGCAATTGAGGTGTTCGAACAACTCGGACTCATAGACATATTAGATGGAGGAACTATTTACATGTCTGATATCGAACTATTTGTCGGGAAATCTTCTACTGAAGGAGACCGGAAAAGAGCAGAGAGGATGAAGTTGAAACATGTTGAAAATTTAGCACTTGGACAAATGTCCGACATTCATCCACCAGAGATAGATATAGAGAAAGAGATAGAGATAAGAGATATAGATAATATATATGATTGCGCAGAAGCGCAAAAAGCACACAAGAAACAGGTAAAGAAAGAAAAACCTACAAAGCATAAATACGGAGAGTATAACAACGTACTTTTGACAGACGATGAGCTCGACAAGCTAAAGGATAAATTTCCAGACTGGGAGGATAGGATTGAACGATTATCCGGCTACGTTGAGTCTAAAGGGGCGAAGTATAAGAGCCATTATGCAACAATCATAAACTGGGCGAGAAGAGAAGGCGGTACTGGCAGAACTGCGATAAAGAGCAGCATACCAAAGAATACAGGGTATGCACCAGAACAGGATATGAATGATCTGGATGATCTATTTTAGAGGTGAAGTAACATGAGCATAGAAACAGCAATGGATAAAATGGCAGACGGGATCAGTGCAAGAGTCCCTGTATCCGAAAATGAATATATGGGGGAAGACGGTCTTCTGCACTGTGGGATTTGCAAGAAGAATGTGCAGACGAAAATAAAGTTCCTCGGCAAAGAAAAAACGGTGCGTTGTATATGCGATTGTAAGCGGAAAGAGTTGGAAGCGTTTGAGGAAAAAGAACGACAGCAAGAGAAAGAACGAAAGAGAAAAAGCTGCTTTGCGGAAACGAATATGGCAGCATGGACTTTCGAAAACGATGACAGGAAGAATGCGAAGATCTCTGACGCAATGATCCGGTATGCAGAACGATTTCCAGACTTCAGGAAAATGGGTAAGGGACTCCTGCTTTACGGAAGTGTTGGGACAGGTAAAACGTATTATGCAGCTTGTATTGCAAATAAGCTGATCGATGATGGATACAGTGTAGTGATGACAAATTTTGCACGTCTTACGAATACCATACAGGGTAAATTTGATGGAAAGCAAGAGTTTATTGACAGCCTAAACAGGTACAGCCTGCTGATTATTGATGATCTTGGAGCGGAGAGAAAATCAGAATTTATGCAAGAAATGGTATTTAACATTATTGACAGCAGATACAGGTCTGGTTTGCCTTTTATTATCACAACAAATCTGACAGCAGAAGAGATTAAAAAGAATCAGGATATCGGATATTCGAGGATTTATGACCGAATTCTGGAAAGATGCTTCCCAGTAGCTGTAACGGGAGACAGCAGAAGAAGACGGAAAGTGAAAGACACGTTCTTGGATGTAAAAGAAAAGCTAGGATTGTAGGTGATGAAATGGGAATGCCAACAGGGAAAATAAGAAAAAAGTGCAAAACTTGCGTATACAGAATGAGCAAGCATGAACAGGGATTTATGCACGGGAATTGTAATTATATTTGCATAACAGGCAAAATTCGCGGATGTGATGTGGAAAATTGCGATAAATACATAAACGGAAAAAGAAAAGAGGAAAAAGATTGGTGCGTAGAAAATCAAAACATGGAAACATGAATAAATTTATGTACAGCAGCACAAAGCGGAAGAGAAGGAATAGGGTGAGAGGGAAATGAATAAAAGAAAGTTGTACAAGCCATATACGAAAGATATTAAAAACATGATTGAAAACGGCTTTAATATCCAGAATATATACGCAGTAATAAGCGAAGAGAGTGGAATAGATGCGAGTATTGAAACGTTCAAAAACTTCCTGAAAGACAATGATATGCTGCCTGAGTCAAAGAAACAGGAAGTTTCGGTCAAGGATATCTTTGGAAGTATTGCGAATTACATGGATTTCTACGAACGTTGGGTGCGGACCAGTTGCCGGCTCAACAGGGCGATGTCGAATTCAAACCGGATATTAATGCGGAGGTATTTACAGTAGGCTATGAAAAAAAAAGAAAGAGAATCCGAAGAAAAATGAAGTACATATCTGTTCTTCCTGCGGACGGGAAATTATCGGAGATTTTGAGTATGTAAAGACAAAGAGAGGGACGGAGTTGTATTTTTGTAAAGATATGAGGTGTAGGAGGAATGACTAATGTCAAAAACAGGAGAAGTATGGATGGAATGGATATGAAAGAATCGAAATGATGTTGGAGGAATAACAATGATTAAAGTAAGAGCAAAAGCATATTACGGATTTGCAGGAACAGATATGACGTTTGAAGAAGAATTTGACGATGATGTAACAGACGAGGAAATTGAAGAAACTATGAAAGGTCTAGTAATGGAGCAAGTAGATTGGTCATGGGAGAAAGAGTAATTATGAACAGAGAAATACTTTTTAAAGCAAAGAGAAAAGATAATGGAGAATGGGTGGAAGGGTATGTTGTTGCATATCCTTCTGGAAAAGTGGAAATACACAAAATTAGCAAAGAATTACCAGATATATTACTAAAATGCGAGATTGCTCCAAGTACTTTATGCCAGTACACCGGACTTACCGACAAAAACGATAAGAAGATCTGGGAGAATGATATTCTCAGATATAGTTATGACTATGATGGAAGTCCGTTTTTAAAAGATGGCGAAGAGATAAAATATCGTGTAGGTGCTGTGTTTTGGAGCGAATGGAGGGGATCATGGGCAGTATGTGGACGAGGAAATAAAAAATGCACCAATAACGATGTTTTTAAATATAATCGGAATCCAAATAGAACGGAAGTTATCGGAAACATTTTTGACAATCCAGAGCTGTTGGAGGTGGAGTGATGATTTTATTTTGCCCTGATTTAACGGGAAAAGAAGAGGTAAAAGCAATGTTTATTGGGAATGGAGATTTTGTCAGACCAGTGTTACATCCGTGCATTAAAGAGAAATGCATAGCGTACAAGGATGGAAAGTGCATGAAATACGATAATGAAGTGGAGGTAAAAGATGAATAGAGAAATCCTTTTTAAAGCAAAGAGAATAGATAATGGTGATTTGGAGGTGGAGTGATGAAAAAATATGATATTTTAATTGCAAAATTGTATGCGTGCTGTGGAAATCAGGAAGAGTTTCCATGTGAGCCGATTACCATTGATACTAATAAAATGAGCGAGTTATTGGAAGGTGTATTTATAGAAGCGGGATTGTTGGAGGTAGAGTGATGAAAACAATAATTTACACAGTAGATGACGAAGAACCAGATTGCAATAGATGCGATCATTGTTGCGGCGAAGATTATTATTGTATCAAACAATGTGGAGCAGAACATGGATGGAATGGATACGAAAGGTTAGAGAGAATTGAAAGTGATGAGGAGTAACCATGTGGAAAATATCAACGATATCCAAAAAAGAATTATCCTGAGATGGATTTAATGGATAAAATCGAGGAACTAGAGTTGTTGGAGGCGTAGTAATGAAAAAAGAGTGCATTAAATGCAAATATTATAAAAACTACTATAAATCAACAGAATGTTATTGCGAAAAAGGTTATTGTGTTATGGATAAGAAAAATAGGAGACGAAATAAATGAACGTACTAGAGAAGATCTTGGAAGAGATTGAAGATCATGCGATAGAGTTTGAATCATTCGGAATGTGTGATGATTATGTGAGTATTAGATGGATAAAAGAAATCATTCGTTCCCACATGGACGAAGTCCAGAAGTGCGGAGAATGCAGCCGAAGAAAATGGTATCAGAAAGGATATGAAGACAGCAAGAAAGACAATGACTGGATTCCTTACTCAGTACAAAATATGCCTAAGAAAGAAGATGTATATCTTGTAACGTGTGACGATGAAGAATATCCGGTAAAGAGAATGAGATTTAAAGAGGATTTATGGTACTGGACTTACGGGATATATGACGGAAGAATTTTGGCGTATCAGTCGTTACCAGAACCATACAAGGAGGAATAACATGGACATTTTAATCACAATCGCATCCCTAGCCCTGTACTACATATTGGGGCTTGGAACAGTGATTGCCCTAAAGACAGGATTGGAAGAGGATGTAAAACTAGAAGGTGCGGATTACCTGATGGCTGCGGGATTCCCGATACTGTTATTTGTGGTGTTTTTGGATTGGATTGTGCGAAAGATAGTGAGGTAGAAAATATGAGAAAATTTAACTGGGATGAATTTAAAAATAAAGACAATAAGATTGTGGTGCATTGTAAGACTGAGGAAGAAGCGGTAGACTTTTGCAAGCAGATGCACGAACATGGAATGAAGTGGTGTAACGGAGAAAGTTATTTGAAAAATACAAATTATATGCGCAACGAAGGAACGTGTTATTACGGAGCCGGAGAATATTCGTCTCGTGTTTTTGCAGAAAAGTACAATTATAAAATCTTAGAATGGAGTGATTACATGAACAAAGAATTTACCAAGGCGGATTTGAGAGATGGGATGGTAGTTGAACAGAGAGATGGGAACATGTATCTTGTATTGGCTGGGATGGTAGTGAGAAAAAGAGGATACAATCGTATAGGCGATTATGATGATGACTTGAAATGCGCAGGTTATACAGGAGGAGACATCGTTAAAGTCTATAGAATTACTCCGGGATCACTCGGATGCGTAGAACATGTGTTTATTAAAAGCAACCTTGAACTCATCTGGGAACGCACCGAATCGAAGAAAATGACTGTGGAAGAAATGAAACAGAAGCTGGAAGAACTGACAGGAGAGGAAATTGAGGTGACGGCATGACCAGAGAGACTATGAAACGCAGAAGGGAGAAGAAAAAATGCTAATTGAAGATAAAGTACAGATAGAAGCAGTGAAAACAAGATCGTATATGATGGGTGAGATAGATGGAAAAGTGATGATTACGCAAGGTAGATATATTGTATTTGTGAAGAAAGAAGATTTCTTGCTCGACATAGATAAGCAGAAGAAATTGCCAGAAGATGGGGTGAAACATTTTTCCACAGAAAATATTCAGAGCCAAATGAGGGCGGCCAAGTTGTCAAACAGAATGCTTACAACTGGCAAAAGCATTCTGAGAGCAATAAGAGACGAGACAACAGGGGGATACGCTTGGTTTGATAATGAATATTTGAAAATGTTCGACGGATGCACGCCAAATCTTATTAAACACCCAGGAAACTCTGAATACTACAATGCCGTGTTTACACGCTACGGAGAAATAATAGGCATCATACTTCCTGTGAGGGTGAGTGAATGGTGATAATAAGCTAGATGCAGAAAGGAGACAGCGGACATCATGAAGAAAATAGAAGCATACACTATGGCAACGAAAAAGCCCTGTAAGACGGCTTTAAAGCAAAAGGGGCACAAAGCCTTTGCCTGTGACTTTAAAGGCGGCGAGAGGGCGAATAAGGATACTGTGGACTACATAGCAGAGAAATGCAACATAAAAGAGCGGATCCCGGGAGGTGATTGAGTTGGACAAGAAAACACTGAAAAAGTACAAACCAAACAAAGATAGACTTATCCGGATTGAGAACCAGATACAAGAACTCAGTGAACGGGAATCGACTGTTGTCATGGGGAAGGTAACGGGATCCAGAGCAGATTTTCCGTACACCGAAGTGAGAACATCTGTACAAATGTATGACCCTTACGAAGAAGAGAATGTAAGACAGCAGATTAGGCGAAAAGAAGCGGACAGGCTGCGGATCCTGAAAGAGCAAGAAGAAGTCGAAGACTACATAAATGGGATTGATGATCCGGAGATTAAAGAGATATTTGAGTTGCACTATCTTGATGGGAAAACCCAGCAAAAAGTCGCAGATGAAATTGGATATACCCAGGCGCGAGTATCGCAGATTATAAGCGCACAGCTTAAAGATTTATAGCATTTATATTTTACTTATGCTATAATTATCCTAGAACGATTGTATATTGTTCTAAAACAATCTTTCCAAACATTCAGAACACCGCCGGACTTTTACCCTTTCTTGTCTGGCGGTGTTTCTATGCCGTGGTCAGTTGGGACAAGCAGGTTCGATCCCTGCACACGGTTTAGTAGCATATCACGGTAAATATTAAAAATCCGGAATGCCGTGGAAGTGCTACGGAGTGATATCACAAAACGCAGATATCCGCAGATCTGCAAAACAAACAAAAATAGATTCAGCAATCTATATTTAGTGTCAGTACCCGAGCGCGGATAGGGTAAAGGATGTCAATAAAAGGCATCCTACGGGTGTATAGCTCAGTTGGCAGAGCAATCGGCTGTTAACCGATGTGTCGCAGGTTCGAGTCCTGCTATACCCGTTGTGGAATACTGCAAGGTTCCTCCTTTTTCTTATAAATTTTGATTGTGTATTTGGTTATTTTGGTTTTTGTTGGCATTTGCAATCCTTTCGAGCAGTAGTCCTAAATTCTTGGCATCCAGAGATGGGTGCTTTTATTATGTTTTAAAGGTGGTGAGTCGGATGGCAAAAGGTAAATATCAGGAATGGCTAGAGCCGGAAGGCTTACTAAAAATAGAGGGATGGGCTAGAGATGGTCTAACGGATGAGCAGATTGCTCAGAATATGGGGGTTGCTTATTCTACATTTAGAACGTGGAGGGATAAGTATTCGGCACTTTCGGCAGTCCTAAAAAAGAATAAGGATGTTGCTGATAGGCAAGTGGAAAATTCATTGTTCGAAAGAGCGCTCGGGGGCACTCGTGAAGTAAGAAAAACTTTTAAGGTAAAAGAGAAGTATTACGATGAGCATGGGAAATTATGCGAAAAAGAGAAACTTGTGCAAGCAACGGATGAGGTATATATACCTGGAGACACAACAGCGCAGATTTTCTGGCTTAAGAATCGGAAACCGGGCAAATGGAGAGATAAGCAGGAATACGAGGACAGAACAGCAATTGAAAAGCTTGATGAAATCTTGAAAGGATTGCATGACAATGCAGCTAAGCAAAAAACAGAATGAATACATCATAAACGCAACTCATAGATGGAATATCAAGTCCGGAGCGGTTCGTTCTGGAAAGTCTTTTGTAGACACTGCTTATATCGTGCCTAAAAGAATCCGAGAGAGAGCTGGACTTCCCGGCTTAAATGTAATCATGGGTGTCTCCAAAGAATCCATAGAGCGAAACGTACTCCAACCGATGAGGGAAATCTATACCAGTGATCTAATCGGGAACATTAACAACCGCAATGTGGCAAGAGTATGCGGAGAGGATGTCTATTGTCTCGGAGCGGAAAAGGTCAGCCAAGTCGCAAAGATACAGGGAGCATCCATTAAGTACTGCTACGGAGATGAGATAGCAAAATGGAACAAAGAGGTGTTCCAGATGCTGAAATCCCGTCTCGATAAGACGTACTCCTGTTTTGATGGAGCTTGCAACCCAGAACATCCGACACACTGGCTCAAAGAGTTCATCGACAATGTAGAGCTGGACATCTATCTCCAAAAGTACACGATATTTGATAATCCATTTCTGGATCCAGAATTTGTTAAGCAACTCTGCAAGGAATATGAGGGTACAATCTATTATGACCGCCTCATCCTTGGCTTATGGAAACGAGCAGATGGAGCGATTTATAAGCGGTTTGCTGACAATCCAGAAGCGTTCAAATGCGAAATCGTGGATGAGTTCTCGCAGGAATCAGAGCATAAGCAATTCCGAAAAGAGGATATCACATCAATCGAGATTGGCTTGGACTTTGGTGGTAATCAATCTGGTCACTCATTCGTTGCCAGAGGATATACGGACAACTACAGAGACGTGATTGCTTTAAAATCCAGAAGAGTCATGGCTAAGGATGAAAACGAGGACATCGACAGTAATCGACTGAACAAGCTGTTCTGCGAGTTTGTACAAGAAGTGATAGATGATTACTCTGTGTGCGTGAAGAGTGGAGACTATGTACAGTATTGTAACGTAGAGTCCGTATTCTGGGACAATGCAGAAACCGTCCTTGGTAATTCTATCCGCAATGCCGTGGAAAAGGAATTTCCGTGGATAGCTGTCAAACCAGCAAAGAAAAGACCTATAAACGACAGAATCAGATGCACCGTCAAGCTCATGGGGGCTGGGCGGTTTTTTATTACAAAAGACTGCGAATCTCTGCAAACTGCTTTTTCGGATGCAGTTTGGGACAAAGAAGCTGTCGGGAAAGATGAGCGTTTGGATGACGGCAGCACTGACATTGACAGCTTGGATGCGTTCGAATACACAATCGAACGTGACATGAAATACCTAATCGAAGAGGTGGAAGATGTTTGATGGAATTAAGAAACTATGGAAAGGAATCATGAGGATGTTTGGGTACACGACATTAAAACAGATCATCGGCAAAGATATCGCACTATCCAACGACATGATAGATGCAATCAACAGATGGAGACAGATGTTAAATGGTGATGCAGATTGGATTTCTGACAGCATTGTTTCCCTCGGGATTGAAGATGGAATCTGCCGAGAGTTTGCGGACTGTGCGCTGGTGGAAATGGAAACCAGCGTAAGTAACGAACGGTTAGACAAAATTTACAAGAAGAATATCGCAAGCCTAAATGAGAACCTACAGGAAGGACTTGCACTGGGGTCGTTTGTCCTGAAGCCACTGGGAGAATCGGCTGCTGAATTTGTTTCTGCCGACAAGATCATCCCGATCAGCTTCGGGGATGACGGAAAGCCGAATGATATCACATTTCTGACCGTAAAAAAGGTTGGGGACGCTGATTATTTCACAAGGCTTGAACGGCACTATTTCATTGACGGGAATCTGACTATAGAAAACAAGTGTTTCCACTCTCAGACAGCGAATGATATCGGTCTTCCATGCAGCCTAGAAGCGGTGGAAGAATGGGAGAATATCCTACCTGGACCGATTACCTATCCCGGAATGAACCGTATGGACTTTGGATATTATCGCAATCCAATTAAAAATAAAATAGATGGTTCTGCCTGCGGAGTGTCGGTGTACGAGTCGGCAGTTGCACTGATCCGGAAAACTGATACACAGGGGGCAAGGCTTGACTGGGAATACGAATCGGGTGAGCGTGCTATCCATGTGGATAATAGAGCACTTAAACAAGATAAGGCAACCGGGAAGTTTGGACTCCCAAAACTCAAAAACAAATTGTATCGAGGAATGAATCTGGACGTTGGAAAAGACCAAGAACTCTTAAAAGAATACTCCCCAGAAATGAGGGACGAAGCCTTTAAGCGTGGGTTGGAGGAATACAAACGTGAGATTGAATTTTCCGTAGGTCTTGCTTATGGAGACCTGTCAGATGCGCAGGAAGTAGCAAAGACAGCTACGGAGATCAAGGCATCGAAGAACCGCAAGTACAACCGAGTGACGGCGATCCAGAACAACTTATACGATTGCTTAGAGGACTTTGCCGCAGGGCTTGCATTCTACAACAGTATGCTTAATTCGGGATATGAGTTCTCTTGCAAATTCAACGATTCCATACTGACCGATGAGGAAACAGAGCGTCAGCAGGACAGACAGGACGTGAGTATGGGAGTGATGTCGCATTTGGAATACCGCATGAAGTGGTACAACGAGGACGAAGCCACAGCGAAAAAGATGTTGCCAGAGCAGATCGAAGTAATGGAGTAGGTGAACCAATTGAGGGAAGACTACAAAAAGCAGCTATCCGGACAGATCGAGAAGCATTTTCTTGATTTGGAACAGATGATTCTCGAGGACATTGTTCGCCGGATTAAAAAAGCGGGAAAAATCACAAGCACAGCCGACTGGCAGATTAACCGACTACAGATTATTGGGTACTCTTCTGAGGACATCGAAAAGATGATAAAAACCACGCTGAATCTGTCCTATCCGGAAGTGTTTGAGCTGTACGACAAGGTAATCGACTGGGAATATGTCCGTAATAAAGACATCTACGAGCAGGTCAATGCAGAATATATCCCCTATGAGGACAACGAGGAGTTACAACAGCTCACAGAGGGATTTATCCGGCAGAGTAATGATGAGCTTCGAGACATCACAAAGTCCATGGGATTTTATGTGGATTACGGCGGCGGTAGGCTCGTCATGACTCCATTATCCGACATCTACCAAGGATACCTTGATAAGGCTATCACGGGAGTGGTTTACGGTGCATTTGACTACAATACCATGATTCGCAAGGTGGTTACTCAACTCACAAACAGCGGACTCAGAAGCATTGACTACGCTTCTGGGTGGCATAGCAGGGTAGATGTGGCGGCAAGGAGAGCGGTTATGACGGGTGTGTCACAGCTTACCGGGAAAATATCAGAAATGAACGCCGATAAGCTTGGGACAGAGCATTACGAAGTCGCGTGGCACGCCGGAGCGAGACCATCACACGCTGTCTGGCAAGGGAAGGTCTGGTCAAAGGAACAACTTGTTACGGTGTGCGGTCTTGGGACTGTTACGGGACTGCTTGGTGCGAATTGTTATCATGAGTATTATCCTTTTGTAAAAGGTGTCTCGGAGCGGAATTGGTCTGATTCTTGGCTTGCAGAGCAGAACCGAAAGGAAAGTATACCTAAGACGTTTAACGGCAAGGAATACACCTTATACGAAGCCAGACAGCAACAGAGGAAAATGGAAACCGCTATGAGGGCACAGAGAGAAAAGGCTGTGCTACTAAAACAGGGCGGAGCTGATCCAGACGATGTGATGCTTGCGAAAGCAAAGTATCAAGGACAACTGGGAGAATACACCAGATTTTGCAAGAAAATGGGTCTACAACAAGAAAGAGAGCGCATCTATTACGATATGCGCGGCAGAGTGGCACCCGTACCAAAACGATTTAGGAGGTTTAGGAAATGAGTAAAGTAAAAGTAATCAGACAGCCGACAGCGGAAGAAACATTGATTTTTGAATTTGAGACAGCATCATCCGAATTTCTGGTTAAGAATTTTACGGATGGTGATGTGTATGCATCACTTGAAAAAGATGCGACAAAAGAGCAGAGCGTACTGATTCCGGCACAGACAGCACAAAGATTGCAGTATGGCTCTTACGGCGGTGGGAAGAGCAACATCGTCCAAATCATCCCCACAGCAACCTCAGAAAAAGGAGTGGAAGTACAATGCTTAAAATGGTAGACGGAACAGGAATCATAGGAGTGGATATGATCTGTCCTCTGGGTGTCTCTACGCCGCAGCCACCGAATTATGACAGGGTAGAGCTAGAGGGGGCAGGGATGTTGGTACTTCCGAACAGCTTGGATGCACCGCTTGAGAGGTTGGAGCTTGGTGGGAAGACGGAGCAGTTCTCTGCAAAAGGTTTGAATCTCTTTAATTATAAGGATTTTGTGGATATAAGCACTTATGCGGATGAGGGTGCTGGTTACAGGAGAAAGTATCTGCAATTAAAGCCAAATACATCATACCGTATGACGATATTTAAAAATAGAATGTCGCCAAGTATGGATGCCACAGTAATGTTTATTGGCAATAAAGAAAAATATGACAATACTGCAGCTAATGGAAAGATTGTGCTTTTCACAATCACTGATAAAAAAAGTGCAACCATTGTCACAGGAGAAAGCGGTCAAATTGTATTCAAATTAAATAAAAATAGTACACCAGAATTACAAGAAGAATATCTATCGAAAGCAGATATCATTTTATCCGAAGGAAGTACAGAAATCCCATACGAACCCTACACAGGAGGCAAGCCATCTCCAAGCCCAGAATATCCGCAGGAAATCAAAAACTCTGGGAAGTGGAATGAGGAGAAACAGAAGTATGAAGTTGATGTGAAAGTAGTAGGAAAGAATCTTTTTGATGTTAATTATTTCGCAGAAAGCGAAAACTATCAGAACAAAGAGGGAGATGCTACCTACTGGAAATATGCAACTTTTAAGGTGAAACCGAATACCACGTATACAGTCTCAAAAAGGAAAAGCTTAAATGTCAACGGTGCGATTAACAACGGCATATATTATGGTGGTGCGTTAGCATTTAACAATGATGTAAACTCCGTAAAAATAACGACTAAAGATGATGGGGTTTTTTATGTCATATTTTTTTATCGGAGTGAGGATGTAAACATCCTAAAAGAAATGGACATTCAAATCGAATTAGGAGAGACATTAACTGAATATGAACCCTACAAAGAACAAACACTCACCCTCACATCCGACCGCCCTATTACAAAATGGGACAGACTGGTCGAACAGGGCGGACAGATTGGGTGGTTGTATAATTCTGCAAATGAAACGATTGACGGAAAAACTGGAAAGTGGTCAATTCAACCTGCGACTAAAATATTCTATAGGACAGACATTACTTTCCCAATAGTTGTACCGTTCTGCATCGAACTGTTAGGATATGACTATTTAATGGGAGGATACAAAAAAGATACAGGTATTACTATAAATAATTTAGGAATCCTATGTATAACTCTCCCAGAAGAGGTGGAACTTACACTGGATGCATATAAACAGTATTTGGCAGATAATCCATTGCACGTTCTGTATAAGGGCGATTCCGAAGAATTCGTCCCACTTTCAGAATCCGAGCAGAACGCTATCCGAGCATTAAAAACCTACTACCCTACCACAGTCATCACAGCGGACGGAGGGGAGCTTGACCCCGATATTAAAGTAACATACCGAAAGGAGAAGTAATATGAACTACGCAAAAATCATGGAAAACGGAACTGTAAGAATCAGCTCCATCAAAAAGGAAGGCTATAAGCCGCTCAAGGAAGAGAAGCCAGAGGGATTTAGTAATCTGGTCTTTGTCGGATATACGGAGACAGATGAGAATGTAATAAAAGAGTGTGAAGCAGTGGACGATGGTATGAGCGCCTACGGTAAATTGCAGAAAGACTTGAAAGCAACGCAGGCGGCGCAGGAAGTCACAGATCAGGCGGTGCAGGAACTTATTCTTGCGACTATGAAAATGGGGGTGTAAGTTATGGCACAGTTTTTGGCAAACAGAATCAAAGGTGGACACTTGACGATTGATGAAGTACCGGAGAGTTTAAAAGAACAGGTGCAGGCGTTACTTTAAGAGATTAGCACATAGAGATATGTGTTATTTTTATGCCTTTTTGGTCAGTAGATGAGACCTTAAACAGTCAATTCGTGGTGGATGGTTACACACCTTAAACAACCTAATGCGAAAGGAGAATGGAAACATGAAAACAGAATTTTTAAAAGGACTTGGATTGGAGCAGGATGTCATTGATAAAATCATGGCAGAGAACGGGAAAGACATTGCCGCTGAAAAGGCAAAGACTACCAAAGCAGAGGGGGAGCGTGACAATTATAAGAGTCAGCTTGAGACCACAACGGAATCTTTGGAAAAGTTTAAAGATGTTGACCCAACAGCTATGCAGGGAGAAATTGATAAGCTGAATCAGCAGCTGAAAGACAAGGATGCTGAGTATGCCGCCAAAGAAGCAGATCGCATCTTTTCCGACACGATCAAAGAAGCAATCAAGACAGCCGGGGGACGCAATGAAAAAGCGGTCATGGCTATGCTTGATATTGACGCTTTGAAAGGATCGAAAAACCAGTCTGAGGACATCAAGAAAGCATTGGAAACCGTAAAGGAGTCTGATGCTTATTTATTTGGCTCTGATGAGCCTTTTAAGAACCCAGTAGGAGCAACTGGCGGCTCCGGTGGAGATATTGGTAGCGACATGCGTTCTGCTATGAGAGCAGCAATGGGACTTCCACCGGAAAAATAACAAACAATATTAGAAAGAACGAGGTAAAAACATGGCAAACAACATTGCATTAAGAAAAGAATATTTATCTGGCCTACTTGACCAGGTATACAAACTGTCATCTCTCACAGCTGTCCTTGACGGGGCAAACGAGTTGGCGCGAGAGGGAGCGAATGCAAATGAAATCTTAATCCCGAAAATGACAATGCAGGGATTAGCAAACTACAATAGGCAGTCAGGGTATGTTGCAGGTGATGTAACACTCGAATACGAAACAAAGAAATGTGGATATGACCGTGGACGAATGTTTACAATTGATGCTATGGACAATATCGAGTCCGCAGGTCTTGCATTCAGCCGACTTTCTGGAGAATTCCTGCGCACTAAAGTAGTGCCAGAACTTGATGCTTACCGCCTGGCAGGCTATGCGTCTATTGATGGAGTGACAACTGTAGCTGCGGCTCTCAATGATGGTAAGGCGGCTCTTGCGGCACTCAGAACAGCAAGAAGCAAGATTGAGAACGCAGAAGCGAACCTTGCGACCTGCTATCTGTTTATCAATCCGACAATCTACGGCATGATCGAGGACTTGGACACAACAGCATCCAAGAAAGCAATTGACGGATTTGCCGGAATTGTCAAAGTTCCGGAGGGAAGATTTTACTCCAAAATCGATCTGACAGCTTCTGGTGCCGGCGGATATGCTAAGAACTCCGAAGGTAAAGCAGTAAACTTCATGATCGTGGACAAACAGGCAGCAATCCAGTACCAGAAACACACAGTCTCCAAGATTATTACACCGGATCAGAACCAGGATGCAGACGCTTGGAAATTTGGATACCGTACTGTTGGTATCGCAGAATGCTACGATAACAAGAAAGATGGTATCTATGTACACACAGCGGTGTAAGGAGTGATTAAATGATTCTGTATGCAGATTATGAATATTACACCACTACATACAAAGGGAGTCTGTCAAAAGAAGAGTTTGAAAAATCCATTATGAAATCATCAGCCTACGTCCGGAGGATTACCTTCGGGCGCGCCGATGAAAATAAGGAATTGGACGAGGTAAAGCTTGCCGCCTGTGCTGTCTGCGATTTGATTGCCAACGATGAAAAGGTCAGAAGCAAGCATTCTGGACGCGTGGTCACATCCGAAAACACGGATGGATACTCTGTTAGCTATGAAAGTGGAGGAAACGGAGAGACAGCGGATGATTTGCTTGGCAGAAAGATATTTGACACATTAGAGCTTTATCTTATGCCGACAGGTCTTTTGTACATGGGGGTGGAATCGTGATAACAAACACAGATGCCACGCTTTACAGTAGGAAATATAACCCATCTACTCGGCTGGATGAGTGGGAACGAACCTGCATCCCGAAAGTATGGTGGTACAAAAATGAAAAGTCGCAGATTACGACAGATGGATTAAAGCAGGCAGACACTTACACCGTCAGAATCCCGGACACGAGCGTGGCTGTCAAAAAAGATGATTATCTTGTAAAAGGAGATTGTAAGGTTGACATGCAGACCATCAAGGATTTGGATGGACTGGATAAGACCAGAGTCACGTCTGTAAACTACAATACTTTTGGCGGCAATCCGCATATTAAGGTGGTTGGAGTGTAATGGCAAAAGGAAAAAAGAAATTCAAAATCCAGACTCCGAGAGGATCTATATATACCCAAGCATCCGGCGGTGGAAAAGTATCAGCAAAAATCGAATGGAATCCAAGCTTTAAGCCAAGTACGGAATCCGGTTTCGCAAATGCACAGTCTTTTGTAGATTCCGAGTGTATTAGACGGATGGCGCCAGAGACGCCAAAGAGATCCGGTGTTTTGATTAAATCACCCACACTTGGAACAGTGATTGGAAGTGGAGAAATCAATCAGATTGCGCCTTATGCCCGCAGACACTACTACGAACACAAGGAAAAATCACAGTGGTTCGAACGCATGAAGAACCGGCACAAGGGCTCTATCTTGAAAGGAGCGGCGAACTATGTCAAAACTCATTGACATCGTCAGATTATACATCCTCACATGCCCGTTTTTAAGTGACGGACGTGTAAACGTGGACTATATTGGAACAGATATGGGGTATTCCATCGATCCTCTTCCATGCGATCCGATTATCCAGAGATACATGGATGGTGGAGCAAAAAAGCAGTTCCAGTTTGCGTTTTCAAGCCAAGAGGAATACGATCAGGACGCGCGAATCAATATTGAGAACAGTGGATTCTTCCAGAGTTTTGAAGAGTGGCTGGAACAGCAGAGTTTTAATGGCAATCTACCGGAACTCGGAGAAAAGAAGAATCCAATATCAATCGAAACTTTAAACAGTGGCTACCTGTACGATATGAACGGCGAAAATGCCAAGTATCGCATAGAGTGCCGCTTAATTTATGCACAGGAGGTATAAGTATGGCAGTAATAGCACCAAAATTAGTCGGCAGACATTTGCGTGTGGCATTCATGAACACGGATGCAACGGGTAGCTCTCCGAAATTTGAAAGAATGACCAATTTTACCGCAATGACAAACGGGAAAAACCCGAAAGAGTATTCCAGACAGTACGTGGATGAAAGCACGGAGAGATCAGATGTAGTTGGATATGCCCCGGCTACAGAATACTCATTCGATATGTACGCAGGTAATCCGGTACATGAGCGCATTGCCGCAATCCATGACGGAGAGAAAGTAGCCGATGATGCGCACGTGGAAGTTGTCACAGTGGATTTTTACAAGAAAAATACGAAAGGCGATAAGTGCTTTGCGACAAAGAGAACTTGCGCAGTTATCCCAGATTCCGACGGAGATGGAACGGACGCATTGGTTTACAGCGGATCACTGAAAGCTGTATCCGACATCGAGGAAGGATATGTTACAGAGACTGATATTACATCTAAGACAGTCACTTACACTAAGGGTGATTACATGGGGGAGTAGCTGCCGCCGATTTTAAGGTGGCAAAAAACACAGGAAAGAATAGGAGAGTGAGCCAATGAGCCAGTGGAAATTTAATAATTTTGAAACAGACATCGATTTTACAGACGCAGATTTTATGGAAAAATTTGAGGGCTGCTACGAAAAAATGGTTGAGGAATCCGAAAAAGTGCCGAAAGTTGGAAAAGTGTCCGAGATTACGAGGGCGCAATGCAAGGTTTTTAATGATTTCTATGACCGATTATTCGGAGACGGAACAAGCGAAAAAATGTTTCTAGGGAAAAACAGCATGGACATGAGAGTTAAGGCCGCCAATTCACTGTTTGATTTACGGAACAGCGAGCAGTCCAGATATAACAGTATGGTAAACAAATATACACCAAACAGGAAAGCTAGGAGAGGGGCGAATAAGAACCGATGAACCTCTTCTATGAATCACTCCCGACATCGGTAATTGTAAATGGAAAGCCTGTGAGAATCAGAACCGATTTTCGAGAGTATATTTCTCTTTTGGACATGTTAAAAGATAAAGATGTCAAGTCTGTGGATAAGCTGTTGATTTTGAGTGAGTATTTCCTTGACGATATCGAAATATCGCAGCCTGCAATTGACGCATTATGCGACTTTATGAGTGCTGATTTTTCAGACGGAGAAGTCAGTCAAACTGGAACAGTGAGGCAAAAGAATCTTTTTTCTTTTTCCATCGATTATCCCTATATATTATCAGCATTTTTGCGCGATTACGGAATCGACCTGATTGATATTAAATATCTGCACTGGTGGAAATTTCGAATGCTTTTTGATGGATTATCAGAGGACAATGAGATCAAGAAAAGAATTATGTACAGAGGGATTGATCTGAGCGAAGTTAAAGATCCGGAAGAGAAAAAGAGAATCCAGAAAATTAAAAAACTGATCGAGTTAAAACAGGAAGAATTGACTGATTTTGAAATCGGTGACGCTTTTATGTAGGTGGATCATGAAAAAAGAACCAATATTAGTCCGAGATTGGATTAGATGCCCTGTGTGCGGCTGCAAACTTGCTATTGCAGACAATACAGCCAAAAGCCACGGTATCTACGTAAAATGTCGGACTTGTAAGAAAGAAATAGAAATTAAGAAATAAAGCACTTAAGTGAGCCTATGAGCCTGTGCTATCCAAGAATAGGAGGGATAGTATGGGTTATGATGGCTCATTAAAATTTGACACGGAAATAAATGAATCTGGATTTAATTCCGGAATTTCCAAACTTGGTGGAATAGCCAAGAAAGGTGCAGGAGTGGCAGTTGCTGCGGTTGGTGCTGTGACGGCTGCGCTTGGAGCTGGTGTTGTAGCCGGAGTAAAATACAATGCATCCATAGAGTCTTACCAGACATCATTTGAGGTTATGACTGGATCCGCGGAAAAAGCAGCGGAAGTAATCGACAAATTGAAGAAAGTAGGAGCGGAAACGCCGTTTGAACTTCAGGATTTAGCAGATACTACACAGCTGTTGATGAATTATGGTTTTAGTGCAGACGAAGCCATGGACAAAATGATGATGCTTGGTGATATCTCGCAAGGCTCAGCTGATAAGATGTCCAGAATTGCCACTGCTTACGGACAGATGTCATCCGCCGGAAAAGTGTATCTGGAAGATGTCAAGCAGATGATTGAAGCTGGATTTAACCCATTGCAGGAGATTTCTGAGAGTACAGGGGAGTCAATGGCATCCTTGTATGACAGGATCAGCAAAGGGACAATCTCTGTGGATGAGATTACCGCCTCCATGCAGAGAGCAACATCTGAGGGTGGAAAGTATTTCCAGAGCATGGAAAAGCAGAGTCAGACGTTTAGCGGTCTGATCTCCACATTAAAGGACAACGCACAACAGCTTTTAGGTGAAATTGTTAAGCCTATATCTGATGGACTGACGGAATCGTTATTACCAGCGGCGATCAGTGCGATTGAGCAGCTTACGCAAGGATTTGAGGAAAATGGCGTTTCCGGTATGATTCAGGCTGCCGGAAACATTGTAAATGGATTGTTTACCGGAATAATGGAAAATGCTCCATTGCTTATTTCTACCGGAATGGAGCTTCTGAACCAGTTTTGGCTTGGAATTGCAACAGGGCTTCCAGAATTGATTATGAAAGGGTTTGAGATTGTAACGCAGTTAGCTCTTGGAATCATGCAGAATTTGCCGCAGTTGGTTACCCAGGGTTCCGCAGCTATTACAAATTATGTAAGTGGACTCTTATCAGCGCTTCCATCCGTGTTACAATCCGGTGTCCAGATGATTTTACGCCTTGTGGATGGAATCATAAACAATCTGCCGGCTATCGTAGCAGCTGCAGCTCAGGCGATAGCACGTTTTGTAGCAAGCATCGCAAGTAATCTTCCGCAGATTTTATCCACTGGTATTAAAATTATCGGAGAGTTAGCTTCTGGTTTGATTAGAGCAATACCAAACTTGGTTGGGAAAATACCGCAGATCATCTCTGCGATAAAAGACGCTTTTTTGAGTGTAGATTGGATCAGCGTTGGAGTTAACATCATAAAGGGAATTGCATCCGGTGTCGCTTCTGCAGCCGGACAGCTAGTAGATGCCGCTGTGAGCGCTGCTACAGATGCCTTGAATTGGGTTAAAAGCAAACTTGGGATCCATTCCCCATCCCGTGTATTTAGGGATCAGGTCGGGAAAAACATGGCTCTCGGTATAGGGGTTGGATTCGAGGATAATATCCCATACAAAGACATGGAAAAACAGGCAAACAAGATGGTGTCCCGGATACAGGGAGCTGCTCTTGGTGTTACAACGTCTGCAAGCCCGACAGCAAGTGGATATGTCGCTTCCAGATCAGCGGTCAGAACGACAGATAATAGTGAGCTGATCTACGCGGTGGATCGATTATCCAGACTCGCAAACCGGCCGCTTGAAATTATCAATAAAATAGATTCCGTAGAGACATCCAGAGTACTTGCAACGCCAATGGAAAAACAAATAGAAAAGAATTCGAGTTTTCGGAAGATGTTAGGAGGGGATAGAGATTGAGTTTATCTGTAAAATTCAACGATCAGGAACTCGGGCGATACTTGAGTGTATTGTCCGGGTTTTCTCCGTTTAGCGGAGTAAATAGAGAGACAGAACTTCTTGACGGAGCAGAAAGTGCAAAAGGAGAGGATTTTGGCTATATAACATATAAATCAAAGACACTTGAAATGCCATTTGAAATTAAAGGCGATATTTTAGAAAGTTATGATGCGATTCAGAAGATCCTAAACGTCACAGAGCCGAAAAGGCTTGTGTTTGGGAATTATCCGGATCGCTATTTTTATGCTGTCCCTGACGGTAATTTTGATATAACACAGGTTGCAATGTTTGGGAAAGGCACGATCACATGGCTCATCCCAGACGGGGTAGCATACTCCACTACAGAATTTGCATTTGACGGAGTGCAAGAAGATGGATACCAGACAATTACCATCCAAAACAACGGTACCGAGTGGACGGATGTGGACTATGAGATTACCCACAAGCACGAGAACGGCTTTATTGGATTGGTCAGCCAGTATGGAGTAATTCAGCTTGGGAAACAAGAAGAAGCGGACGGAGAGAACTACGAAGCGTCCGAAGAACTGTTTAACGGTTACAGTCTGTTTCAAGACGATCACGGTACCTCTTATCAGAACCCAGAAAACACCGCACAGGGAACGCTCGAAGTCAAGAATGTTGCCGGATATAACGTCATGGCATTAAAAGGTGGACAGGCAACATCCGGATTCTGGAACGGTGGAATGAAAACACTTACTATCCCGGTGGACAGCGAGGGCAGACGTGGGGCGAAGAACTTTTACTGTTACACCCAGCACTGGTTCGAGACTGGATTGATGGGACAGACGGGAGCGCAGACTATTGCGTTTCTTACAGGGAAAAATGAAGTGATCTGCTCCATGTCTATTAACAAGAGTGATGCCACAGGTAATACGGCGCGTATCGAGTGGTTTGCCCCAGGGAACACCTTGCTCAGACGGGAAGAGTTCCAGCCGACAGCCTACGAGGGCAATCCGTTTAACCTAAAAATGGGATGCCACAACGACTTTTTAAAAGAGGGAGAAAAGCTGCGGATTTTCTGGTATGGAAGTTATATGGAGCGAAACATACCAGAGATTAAGGATATGGAATGCGAAAAAATCCAGATCTGGATCGGGCAGTGGGGAGACAGAAACCTCACAAACCAGTACGTTACACACAACTATTTAAAAAGCATCCGATTCCGGAAAGACAATGTCGATAAGTATAAGGATGTGCCGAACCGGTATCGTGCCGGAGATGTGGTGTCTATAGACGGAGAGAGTACAAAGGTCTATGTAAACGGGATGCCGGCAAAAGGAGATGAGATTAATGGATCCAATTATCCAAAAGTTCCACCGGGGACAACGGAAGTGCAGTTCTGCCACTCTTCCTTTTCCTCTCCGCCGCCACAGATTAAAGCCAAAATAAGGGAGGTATACTTGTAATGGACAGTATTAGAATTGCGATTTTAAGTGCAAACAACACACCGGTAGCATTTATGGACAACGCACACAAAAAATCTATGCATTACTGGGATGATGAGCTACACGAATATTTACAGGGAGCAGCGAACACATACACCTTTACAGTTAATGCCAAACATCCAGACGCAGAACATGTTACAGTCGGAAACAAGGTGGCATTTACTTACAAAGGCAGATCATACTACTTAAATATTGTAAATACCGATCAGACGGAGAAGACAATTACTGCTACGGCATGGTCACTGTCGTTTGAGCTTATTAACGAGGATGCTGGCGAATACAAAGCTGGAAAAGCCATGAGCTTTGAAGAGTACCTTGCCGTTTTTGATGCTGAGAGAACGCTTAAATTGGGACTCAATGAGGTGTCGGACAAACGGATCACCAACGAATGGACCGGTACAACAACCGTGTTAAAGAGATTATTCTCTCTGGCAAATGTCTTTTCTGCGGAGATCGAGTTTGAGACGGTCTTAAACAGCGATTACTCCTTAAAAGAGATTGTCCTGAATGTATACCGAGAACACAGCGATACGGACAGTGGAATTGGAGAATATCGCAGTGATGTTGTCCTGCGCTACGGAAAAGGAATTACCGGAATTCGGAAGACTACGGATGCAGAAAAGTTATACACCTGTATCCAGCCGACCGGAAAGGATGGGCTGACGATCAATGGTCTGGATAAAAAGGAATACGATGAGAACGGCAATATCGAATACTTTACAGACGGCGCGCTCATCCGGGCACCGCAGGCAAGAGACCGATTCCCGTCCAATATCGTAAATAAGGCTGATGCTTATATCCTGATGCGTAAAGAGTACGATACAGACAGCAAGGACAAGCTGTACAGCATGGCATTATCTGACCTCAAGACCGCATCCGAGCCAGTAGTAACCTACGAGGTGGACGGATATTTTGACACCAACATCGGGGATACGGTAAGGATGCAGGATCAGGAGTGGACACCAGTCCTTTATCTACAGGCAAGAGTATCAGAACAGATCAGGAGTCTTACCAATCCAAAAACTGCAAAGACGGTATTTACAAACTACAAAGAGCTTACATCCGAAATATCCGACGATCTCATCAAAAGGATGCAGGACTTGATTTCAAAAAATAAAGTCTACACCTGTTCCATCTCTACAAACAACGGCATTATCTTTAAAAACGGCATCGGCAGCACTACACTGACTGCCTACGCTTACAACAACGGTGTGGATGTGTCTGGAAATCTGGAAATCCGGTGGAGTAAAGATGGGACAGAGTTTTATGTAGGTAGGAGCGTGACAGTAAATGCAGAGGATGTGGATACCAAGGCGGTGTACTCTTTCGTGGCAACTGAAAATGGAATCCGGCGTGGATATTATGAGGTAACAATCACCAAGGTGGACGATGGAGCACCGGGAGAACCTGGAAAAAACGGGGATGACGGAAAGGACGGTGTAGGAATCGAGAGTGTGACCAAGTATTATCTGGCATCCGAAAAAAGCACAGGAATCACGGTATCCTCTCCGGGATGGACGGACACGAAGCAAGACATGACCGAAACCAAGAAAAACCTATGGAGCTACGACCTTATCCGGTACACCAATAGCACGGAAACCAAGACCACACCTGTGATTATCGGTGTACGTGGAGACAACGGAGAGACAGGGGATAGTGGAATTATCATATCTCCCGCACCCCCGGAAAATCCAAAAGTTGGACAGCTCTGGCAGACAGCAAGTGGAGAGCCGATTAAAAGATGGGATGGAAGTAAATGGGTGATCTATTACATTTCTGTAGAAAATCTGAATGTAGAGACGCTAAGTGCGATTGCCGCAAACCTCGGAACTGTAACCGCTGGACTTATAAAGAGTCTGGACGGACACTTTTTTATCCAGGTAAATACCGGAGAGATCTACTCCGAAGATGAAAACGGGATAAACAGCTCTGCGATAAGCAAGGGCGTATTTGTAGCGAATGGGATGGATAGCGGCAGACACACAAGCTTGTCTATATTCCCAACGCAGATTGCGCAGTATTTTGACGGAGCCACCATTTCAAACCTTGTTAATTTTAAACGGGACGGTATATACATCAAAAGCACCGGATCATACGAGGTAAATATATCTAAAGCAACAAATTATGACTCCGGAAAGATAAAAGGACCATTCGCCAGCACAAACCCATCCAACTATATACAGGCGGAGCTAAAAAGGAGAGGGTGCGTGGTTACATGTAAAATCACGGCACTTATACAATTTCCAAACACAGGATCGCACGGACCGCTTGACGAATTAAAGATCCCTGTAGGATATCGACCAGTCGTAGACATAGTAGAGACGTACAGCGAATTGGTTGGTACGTCAGTTATCGGGACTGGCAGGTATTACATTACAAAAGACGGAGGAATATCCATTGTAACTGGCAAGACAGACTACTGTGAGCGCATAAAGACATTTACATGGATTACGGATGACTAAAGGAGCGAATATGGAGATCAGGGCAAGACCGTGTTGGTCTTATTTTTATACTTTAAAAACCGGAGGGAAAACATGACAGAAAATGAAGTAGAAGTGAAACTTGCAGAGCACGGAAAAGAAATCGGCTCATTAAAGCATCGAATGAAAGAAGCAGAGGGCGTTGTGAGCGTGGTACATCAACTGGCACAAGAAATGGTAGGGCTAACCAAAGAGGTCGGCTTCATGAACCAGACGTTGGTACAACTCACCGCAAAGGTGACGCATCTTGAGCAGACACCAGCTAAGAGATGGGATGGGGTTGTTACCGCTCTCATTGGAGCTATTATCGGTGCAGTAGCAGCAATGCTTTTTTAAAGGAGGTAGAACCATGAAAAAAATCAATTGGATTGTAAGAATCAAAAACAAGGCATTCTGGGTGGCGCTGATCCCGGCAATCTTACTGTTGATACAGGCAATTGCGGCAGTGTTTGGTCTTACCATCGACCTTGGAGACCTTGGAGATAAGTTATTGACTGTAATCAATGCACTCTTTGCAGTGCTGGCAATCCTTGGTGTAGTGGTAGACCCAACGACACCGGGCACAGGAGATTCAGAGAGGGCGCTTACATATAAGTAGATTCGGGGGAGCTTGGAAACAGGCTCTCTTTTATTGTGCGACATCGCACGGTAGGAGGTGAGAACATGAGCGAACGGAACGAATTTGGCAGAGTATCCGTAGAGGAACTGGAAAAGGCATTTGAGACAGAAGATCAGGAGGAAGAGAAAGAATGAAAATTGGCTTAAGGGGAGGACACTCCCCAAATTGTAAAGGTGCAATCGGTCTGATCGATGAGCAGGCAGAAGTGCGGAAGATCTACAATGAGCTTGCACCAATGTTGCAGGCTGTCGGTCATACTGTGGTTGATTGTAATTCCAATGCATCCAATGTGTCCAGCGAGTTATCTGACGGCACAAATAAGGCGAATAGTGCGGGGTGCGATATCTATGTCACCTTGCACATGAATGCGGCAGGAGCGGAATCAGCTGGCGGTACAGAGGTGTGGTTATACGATGCATCTAACCAGACAATGAACACGATCGCAAGCAATATCTGCCAGAATTTCGCAAATAAAGGATTTGCTAACCGTGGTGTAAAGTACAGTTCGGGATACCATGATCTGAATGCATCTAATATGCCTGGCATGATCGTGGAGACATTATTCTGCACTGGCACAGATGATGTGGCCAGGTACCGGAGCTTAGGAGTAAAAGGAGTTGCAGAACTGATCGCAAAGGCGATCGACAGCAAAGCATCAACAGGAAGTGGACAGGGAAATAATCAGAATACAGGAGATCAGGAAGGAGAAGAGACTATGCAGTGTATGTTTACGGTAGAGGGAAAAGGATGTGTTTATTGGTATCATGACGATAAGATTACGGCTTTGGGACATCCGGACGAAATGAAGATTCTGATGGATATTTACAAAGCGAACAATGGAAGAGATATGCCGTCTTACCACTGGACAAAAAAAGCGCCGTGGCACGCAAGATTACTTGCGGTGCTGAACAGAAAACCATCTACATCTATCTAATAAAATCCCCTCGGAGATTAGCTCTCTGAGGGGGTATCATCTTCCCAATTCAAATACCGTTCAATGGTTTCCGTTATTCTATTGATAAATTCTTTCTTGTCTGGGTCGCTTGCATTTACAGACTGCAGGTATCCGAGAATCTCAGTAAGATACTCTGTGCTTTGCACTTCTTTTTCTGGCGTGTCATTCGATTCGTAAGATACTAGGCTCCCTACGAGGAATGCTGCCTTGAACTTATAATCATCCGACTCTAACGCGTCTTTAAATAAATCAATAATGCTTCTTTTCATTTCTACTCCTCCGTAGCTGTTCTATCCATTCTTCAAACGTTCCATTTTTTATAGCTTCATCCGCTTCTTTTCGGACATCTTTCGCTATCTCAATGTTACTATCAGATATCAAATAATATGTTTTATTTTTGTATCCAATGGTAGCCCTGTATTTGCCTTTGATTAGTGATATCCCATTAAATCCAGTTGTATTGTTTTTTGATACAGTCCCTTTGTAAAATATGAGAGATGTATGATCATTTAGGTTTCTCCCTCTTTCCAGTTGTCCGGCTTTCTCTCCATTACGCTTTAAGCATCCACAGCTTACGGTTTTACCTCTTTTTAGACTATCACCGCGTACAGAAACTTTATTTCCGCACTCGCATTGGCAGAGAAATGTTCGATGTGATCCGCATGATTCAGATTTTAGCACAGTTAGCCTTCCGAATTTTTGACCGATTAGATTATATCTTTCTTTTCTCAGGCAGCCACAGCTCTTGATCCGCCCCTGATTTAAATCTCGTGTTGATGCACATATAGTGCCGCCGCAATCACATTTGCATTTCCAAACGATAGAGCCATTTTTTATTTTTTCCGTTTTCTCAATCACGGTAAGTTTCCCAAACTTTCTTCCGGTTAAATCATCCATTTACAATAATTCCCTCACATCGCATTCCAGCGCATCTGCTAGAGCAATTGCGTTCCTAAGCATCATTTTTCCAGTATCGTACTCTCCAGACTCATATTTCTGTATTTGCCGGATGTTGATTCCGGTCTTCTCTGAAAGTTCTTTCTGTGTCATTCCAGACAATGTCCTATTGTACATGACGCCATTTATTCTGTTGTTGTGACAATCCAAGCCCCTGCTTGTTAATGCGCATATTCCGCACATACCATCAGTTCTCATGCAATCACTATATCTTCTCATACTATTACTCCTATGATACAATTTCAAGTACTTCTGCGTTCCTGATGATGATTTCACCGAGATCCTGTCCGTATTCTGCAGAGTCTCCGCCGATTATAGCAACGTGATCTCCGAAGTATCCCTTTGCAAGCTCGGCTTCATCAATTTTTACAGCGCATGTTCCATTAAGTTCTTCCTCTGTCATTTCACCATCCACCCATGCAAAGGAGTTGTTAAGCATTTCCCCAAGAACGAACGCATCTTCTTGCACTCTTACTCCGATATAACCAAAATCATATTCATCCTTGATTTCTTCGATTCGTTCCATGATTTTTTCAATCGCTTCATTTCTTGTCATCTTTCATATCTCCTTCGCTTTATCTTATGGTCTTATTATACGCCTTATAAGGCGTAAAGTCAATAGCAAATCGAAAACTTTTTAAAATAATTTCAAGCCCAGCACCTGATCCGCTGTGCTATAATAATATGTAGCCAATGCGAGGGGGGAATAATAATGGAATATCAAATCTACGAATCTTACGATACGTTTTTACTATACCAAGAGTTTTTAGAGATACCGGGAAATACTTTTAAATTCCGGTTGCCAGAAGGGATGATCCTGACAACCGAAATGATGCACACCTTTTTACGGGCGGCGTATATGAGTGTTGGACGGATGGAGTTACCGTCCTGAGAATATTGTATCATTTATTTTGTACTAATTATACTGCTCCTAATCCTGTGACGAGCTCCAGTTCAATGCCCTCTTGCCGGAAATAATCTTTTTCGATGGCAACATACATAGGGGCATAGAAAATCGAGTGTGCAACTTCATTTAAGGTGAGTTTTGTCAATTCCTCTTTGGAAGAATCCGGATTGCCGCCGGTCGGGGTACTGTTGTTTGAAGAGTGGCATCCCGTAAGCAGGATCATGGATGCGGCAAGAAGAAATGTGAGAATTCTTTTTTTCATAAGCACTCCATAGTT